GGGTGTGTAGATCGACCAGATACCAGCCATCGGCTGTTCTGCGTGATCAGGCTGGCCCCAAGGGGACCAAGTGGGCTTTGGGATAGCTGCGTATGGTTTTTGCATTGTGGTTTTCCTCTCGTGTTTGGCAACATTGCCATGCGAGGACAGGCGCGAACCTGTCCCCTGATTGCAATGTCATGCTGCGACGCTTGGCTTGAAATAGCCTTTCCAGACGTCGCCCAATTCATCAAAGTGTTTAATCCTTGTGTGGCCGTGTCCATACCGAGGCTTGTCGGATGTTGCGATTCGGATCATCTCTTTACGATCATGCGCGGCCTTCTCAATGGCCTCGGCCTGATCCCAAGTGTCACAGGCGACGCAGTAGTAGCTAAAGCCTCCCCGTGCTTCGCCCCAGCCGCTCATAGCCTTGTCTGTCATGTTCACATAGATGGTCATGGTGTTTTCTCCGTGCTGGCGTCATTGCCATGCGAAGGCTGGGGGATGATCCCAGCCTCCTGATTGCAATGCTCAAAACCCGTCGTAGGGTGAGAGAGGCTCTTCAGCGAGCCGCTCCTGATATTCGAGCAGACGATCCTGATACTCTTCACTCATCAGGTTGGCGGTTTTCATGAGTTTCTCAACCTCTGGCGTGTTGCTGTAGTCCGCGATCACATCGTATCCGTCATTGCCGTAAACAAAGAACCAGAACCCGACTCTGCGGCCCTGCGTTGTGTCGTAAGCCTCGATAGCTTGTTCATCCATATGGCCGAGGTTGTTCAAGATCAGCATCCTGTCTTTGGTCTGGATCATGTCAGGACCATTCGGGTCTATGGTGTTTTCAACCTTTATTGCCAGACCAGCGGCCAGCAGATCGGTGACCAGTTGGCTAACAATTTCGGTTTCCATTTCGTGTCGTGTTGGGAGTGTCATTGTGGTTTCTCCTAGCTGGCAACATTGCCACGGGAGAGGCAGGGATGTCCTGCCTCTCGAATTGCAATGCTTAGATCAGATCGAGCCAATGGCTCGGCTGCCGAAGTGTTTTCTTGGTGTGGTCAGTCAGGACGTGGATCGAACGGTTTGTGATCTTGGTCACCGTGCCAGTTGATCGGAAGGGATGATCGAAGGACACTCGGCTGCCGACTTTGAAAATCCTGATCGAGCCGTTTGGGTCACGGTCAGGGTAGTGAACAAAGGCCGAGATTGTTTGAACGTGTCGCATTGTGGTTTCTCCGTCTTGGCAACATTGCCATGCGAGAGCAGGACCGTGATCCTGCTCCCTGATTGCAATGCCTCACCACGCAGTCGCTTTGATGTCGTTGTAGTAGTCGCTCATGGTCTCGACGAAGGATCGAACCTCGGCCAGTGCCTTCTGGAGGCTCCAGCCGTCTGCAACGAATTGCTGTTCGATGTCCTCGTCACTCATGGTCTCGACAATCACGCTCCAGCCGTAAGCCTCGCCGTAGTTGTCGATTGCAGCCTGTTTGATCTGCGCGACGATCTCTTGCTTGGTCATTGTGGTTTCTCCTGTGAGCCTTATCAAGCAGGTCTCTATCCCTGCGACGGTCCAAGAGGGGACCGTTTCGGCTAGTTAGGAGGGGGGTTTCACGATGTCAAAGAGCGGGCGGTTCTGTGGCGCGAGGACAATATGTCCTGTTTTGGACATAATGTCAAATCGTATCGATGCCTGTGATCGAGCAGAGTGTCGATTGTCGTATCTCGGTCCAGTCTGATCGACGGCTGCGGAGGCAAATCTCGCGCAGGATCGAAGGCAAAAATGTTTTTGCGCCAAGTGCCTGCCTTTGATGGTCAATCACATACAGGGGGAGAGACAGACAACAGGGGGAAGGACAGACAAAGAGAGGCAGGGAAAGGGGAGAAGAGAGAGAGGGAACCAGAGAGGGGAAACAATCAACAACAATCAGCCAGAGCCTCACAGGACGTTGAAAATCAAACGATCTCGGTGTAACATTCTCAACGGTTTACGAGAACGCAGACGGCTGGGGATATGCTCTCCGCCCATCTGGGACCATCTGGCTGATTATTGGAGGGATGAAATGCCACGAGGCGGTGCAAGAGTAGGGGCGGGTCGGCGAGCCGGATCATTAGGCAAGCCACGGGTATCAGTCGATCGGGTGCTGGCCAATGCCACGCTAGACCCAGCCTACTCGCCTCTCGCCTTCTTGCTGGGGATCATGCAGGATGACAAGCAAGAGCTTCCCCTGCGCTACCAGTGTGCCGTTGCTGCTGCACCCTATATGCATCCCAAGCTATCGTCGGTCGAAGTGAAGGGGGATGCCAGCAGACCGTTGCAAGTGCAGTCGGATCTCGGCCAAGCCCTAGCGGCGCTGGCAGAACTGGCTCGCACTCGCCAGCCAGACATGATTGAACTGCTTCCGTCGGACGTTACGACCGTCGAAGCGTAGATTTCTGTCTCTCTCTCCTCTCTCTCTGCCTTTCCTCTCTCGTCCTGCCCTGCCAGCCGTCGCTCCGAAGGGTCGGTCCCCCCTTCGGCGGCTCGACTCTCAACGTGCAGACCCCACCCCAATTTTTTCAAACTTTTGATTGTTTTTCCATCCCCCCTGTATATAATCCACCAAATGTGCAAAATTGGGCAACAACGGAGGTATCATGTCTGCGAAAATTTCATTTACTGTGACAGTGTATAAAAGGGATGCGAATGGTGCGCTTCATGGGGATGGGACATCCACGGTGTTTAAGGGTGATGCTGTAACGTGGTTTGGGATTAAGCAGCAGGCAATTGACTTTGCGTTTATGCATGAGGCTGTTGGTAATCATGTGTGCCAAGTGCGTTATACAAAGGGGAGATCGAGGTCTGTAATTTACAAGACGCCAAATTTTAATGGGACATGGAGGTAGTGATGCCTGCTAAGCAATTTGCTGAAAGGGACAGGTCTATTGTTATAGCGTATTTGAGTGGAGATATGACAAGGAAGGCTCTTGCGCAGAAGCATGGGGTATCTTATTCGCGCATTGTTCAAATTGTAGAACACCAGCTAAAAAGATTGGAGGTTTGGAAAAAGCATAGACTTATAAAAGTTCATAAGATTGTTGGGGTGTTGATTGACCCTGATGGTGTTGATGGGAGTGTGTTGCAGGAATGGACGCCAGAGCAGCAATGGGAAGAATTTGAGGTGAGTGCTGGACATGGCCAAACCCAAAGGTGAAGCTGCAAGCCAATGTGTCGATGGACCAAAGACAAAAAACTTGAAAAAACAACTTGATGATTGGAAAAAACACAAGTAGATTGCAAATAAGGGACTGGCCTCCCCCCGACCACTGGATCTGATCTGTGGCGTGTAGAAATCGGGTTATCGGCTAGGGTGTTACTGCCGGGGTCTTATCCCAGATAGGTCCATCACAACCGGCGGTAACACCTACTAACTTATTGAGACTGACATTGCAGAACTTCTTGAACCCGGTGAACCAAAATGATGCAAGTTAATTACACGCTTGAGAACAATACGGATCAAGACTTTATGTTGGTCTGCACAATGGAACATGCGTCCAGTCCGTCTTTGATGCATTTGCCTGCCGGTGAAGTGGTAGCGTTCTTTGACCAGCGGGCATTGACGACAATCAAAATCTTTAAAGCAACACCAAAGGAGAAAACCAATGACAACGAATAACCAGATTGGAAGCCTGATTGACCGGATTGAAGGTCTTATGCTGGATAAGGCACTCATTGAAGAAGGCATCAAAGAGATTTACATTGAAGCCAAGTTAAACGGCTTCGACACAAAAACCATGAAGAAGGTTGTGGCAATCCGAAAGCAGGGTGTTAAAAAGCATCAGGAAGAACGCCAGATGATTGATCTGTATATCAAGGATCTTGGCATGTTGGCCGATACGCCACTGGGGCAATCTGCAATTCAACGGGATACGGGTGTTAAGTTTTAATGGCTCTTGAACCGGACGAAGCCACTAGGATCGTCAAAGAACAAATGGCGTCTCTTGATGAATACGGTCAAGAGGCGCTTTTGGCCCGTTTTAAGTGGCTGAAGAAGGGTAGACCAAACCAGATCATTCCGGAAAACTATGACTGGACATCATGCGGTGCGATGGCTGGGCGTGGATTTGGCAAAACCAAAATGGGTGCGGAGTGGGCTTGGTGGCAGGCTTGGAGACATCCTGAATCCTATGGAGCCATTGTTGCCCCCACACGGTATGACGCCCAATCCGTTTGTATTGAAGGACCGGCGGGCATTTTAAACTGTATGCCACGCAAGCTGGTTCGGGCGTTTAACAAGTCAGATCTGAAGATTACGCTGGTTAACGGATCTACAATCCAAGCGTTTTCCGCCAGTGAGCCAGATCGCTTGCGTGGTCCGCAGCATCACTGGGCTTGGTGCGATGAGCTTGCGGCATGGGAAGATGCGCAAGAAGTGTGGGACATGCTGCAATTTGGTATGCGCCTTGGTGATCACCCGCAGGCCATATGGACCACAACGCCCCGGCCAATCCCAATTGTCCGCAAACTGATCACATTGCCGGACTCAATCCTAATCAGAGGTTCGACATACGACAATGCTGATAATCTGCCTGAGTCATTTTTTAAGTCTGTTAATCAATACAGTGGGACAAAGATAGGCCGACAAGAACTTTTGGGTGAACTGCTTGATGCCGAAGAGGGTGGGGTTATCCAGCGTGGCTGGTTTAGCCTATGGCCTCGTGACAGAGTGCTTCCGCCATTCCAAATGATTGTTTCTAGCTTTGATACGGCGTTTACAGAGGAAACCCGCAACAAGAAAAGCGGTGATCCTGACCCTACAGCTTGCGTAACAATCGGGTATTTTGACCACGATGGGGAAATGGGCTTCCTTTTGCTGGATTGCTGGCAAGATCACCTTGGGTTCCCTGATCTTGTGGAGCGCGTAAAGAAGGAAATGAACATCCGGTGGGGTGATGACGAGTTTCGGGCGCAGATTAAGCCCCAAATTGGCAGCTCAAAGCCCTACAACCTTGGCCGCAAGCCGGATCATCTGATCATCGAAGATAAAGGGTCCGGTATCAGCTTGAGACAGGTGCTTTATCGGGAAAAAATCTTCCCAATTGCCTATAATCCGGGTCGAGCGTCCAAATTACAGCGTTTACATGCCGTTTCTCACTTGTTTCACGCTGGGCTGTTCCATGTTGTTGAAAGCAAAAAGCGGCCAAATGAGGCTGTCAGCTGGGCGGACGAGCTGATCAACCAGCTATGCTCGTTCCAAGGGGAAGGGTCGATCAAGCACGACGATTACGTTGACGCAATAACACAGGCTTTGCGTTGGATGGCGGATAATGCTAGAATCTCGGTCACTGAAGATGATGATGATGACCCGCATAAACCGCAAATTGAAGTGATCAATCCATATGCCGTCTGATTTTCCCACGCCAGAACAGTTAAATCAGCAGACAAACATGCTTACAGGGGCAAAAACAGCTGTTATGCCCCAGCGAAGCCGGTCAGTCATTCCCCTTGAAGATGTTATGGGTAGCGAGCCTCCGCCTGCTGGGTTGAGTCAGTATGGTGGTGCAAGGCAACCTTCATTTGGTGGAATTAGTCCTTTATCTGTTGATCGCCCAAAAATGAGCGAATCAGAACTGAAGGACATGGTGCAACGCCAACAGGCCAGATCCCCAAATGGCGGACTGCCTGTTTCAAAAATCCCAGCAATGGCCCCATTAATGCTGGAAAGTGAAACTGGGGTTAGTGTCAGGGCCACACCTATGTCCGGTGGAAAATACCGGCAGATTGAAGCTGGGGTTACAATTCCGTTTGCCGGCGGGGATCTTAGCATTGATGGGTCTTATGGTCGCGTTTTTGGTCAATACAAAGAAAAACCAGAGATAAGCCGCCGCATTGAGTATATGCGTAAGTTTGCAGAAGGTGGAAAAGTAAATTACGAAAATTATGGAAGTGGCGCAGAACATTTGTTTTTTGACGATAACCGTGGAATATCTACAAATAAAATGTCAAATTACACAGTTGCGCAACCAGCTGTTCAACAACCAATTATTCCTCAGCCCGCTGTTCAGCAACCAATTATTTCTCAGCCCGCTGTTCAGCAAACCGCTATTCCTCAGCAAATTGTAAACCAACCTGAGTTTTTTTTACCGGAAATAAGCCCATTGCAGGCAATTCTGCAAGATTTTATAGGCATTGGTGGCGGCGCAAGCCCTTACAGCCCTTACGGATTTGATGAACAGGGTAGGAAGCTAACGCCACCCGGTTCACGATTTCCGTATATTGGAGCCGGAGGAGGCGGTGGCGGTCCTGCTGGAGATCCTAATTCAGCGTTTGAAACATTTGCTGCTGGCGGTGTTGTTGATACGCAAACACAGATTAACGGCCTTATGGCATCCGGTGGATTAGCGCTGGCTAAAGGTGGAGACGTGCAAGCCCCCCTATCAAACGTCACCAATATACAAAACACCATGCGCGGTGAATTTGCCAAGAGGGGTTTAGATTTTGACCATTTTTTGTCATCTCAGGCCGTAATGATGGCGGCAGCTAAAAAAGCACAGGAAAGAGGGCGTAACGGCGATACATTGCTTGCCCACATTAACCCCGAAGAAGCAAAACTACTAAAAGAGCATGGCGGCTCTGGGACCATCAACCCTGAAACCGGGCTACTCCAATTTGACGATGGAGGTGGCGATGGTGGTGGCGGTGACGGTGGGGGTGGCGACGGCGGCGACGGTGGGGGTGGCGACGGCGGCGACGGCGGTGACGGTGGCGACGGTGGCGACGGCAGTGATGGGAATGACGGCGGTTCTGATTCGGACAGCGACTCCGATAGCGACTCCGATAGCGACTCCGATAGCGACTCCGATAGCGACTCCGATAGCGACGCCGATAGCGACGCTGACGCCGAAGCCGCAGATGCCGCCGAAGCAGCGCAGGCAGCAGCTGAAGCAGAAGCAGCAGCAGCAGCTGCTCAAGCGGCTGCGGAAGCCTCTGACATTGGCGGCTTGGGATCAGCAGCCGCAACCAGCACAGAGGGCCAAGCCGCAGCAGCAGCATCCGCTGCTAACGCGGCAGCGGATGCTGCTCAAGCGGCTGCTGAAGCGTCCGACATTGGTGGATTAGGTACGGTTGGAGCATCATCCCCCGCTGGTCTGGCAGCTGCAAATACATCCGCAAACAACGCAGCAGCTGCAGTAACAGGAGATTTCGGGAAAGCGACAGCTACCGAAGCCGAAGTAGCCGCAGCTATGCAAGCCGCTATAGATATTGCTAATGCAAATGGAAGATCAACTCCAAACAATGCAGATATTGCTGCTGGTATTTCTGCTGTTGGTGGCGTGTCAACAACAGGGAAAAGCGGTGTAGACGTAAGCAGCGTTAACGCTAATGAAGTAGCGGGACTTGCACAAGCTATGGAGGCCCAAGATAAAGCCGCTGCAGCTGATGCCGAAGCAGAAGCTGCTATGGCTACGGCGACAATAATGGACGCACAGGAACAAGAAGCGGCGGACAAAGAAGCGGCGGACAAAGCAACTAACGACAAAGCAACTGAAACCTCGAATGA